TGGAGTTGCTTGCTTCTTCCCCCTTACTTGCTATGTAGCTTGCCACAAAAGGGATTTTCTCAACAATCTGTACACTCACAATATAATAGAGGATGTCAAATAGCTTGTACATACTACTTTCTTGCGGACAGCAATTCCGACAATTACGCAAAATATTGATGGAAAATACCCATGTCGTAATTATGCTAATGATACTCACGCAAGTTATTGCTTCGTCATGCTTATGAATAAAATGCCCGACAACGAATAATGCCATCACAAGTACAAAGTAAACAAAGCATTGGACAAGGAATTTCGTTGCCTTATTCATTTCCCAACCATTACCATTGATGATGTCTGCGAACAACCCACAAACCCCGTTCAATGTCAGTAACACAACCATTCCGACAAGGATATCCTGTATCGGCGAGAACAGCGTTAATAAACAGCTGATAAGCGCTACAATAGCACTTCTAATGAAATCTACCATGTTTTTAATAATTTTCATTTCACATATTTTACCGATGATTTCTTTGTACAAATATATCAAAATATGATTATATAATAATCATTTTATAATGAAATTTTACAACGAGGCTTCCAATTAATTGATTTTATCATTACTAACATTAATCACGGTTTAATGCGTAAATAACCATTCTCGACATAAAGCATTCCCGATGATATATCATTTGCATTGGTAGGTAAATCTTTCATTGAAACAGAAAGTTGTCCCGTCTGCTTTGAATAGTGTATTGCCAAACCTCTCCAAATACTTTCCCCTATGGTAAACAGTATGTCAGTGTCTGAGATTTCCGACCAAAAGCCATGGCTTGCGCTTCCACCCTCATAACGATATATTTGTCCAAAATACTCTGGGGTAAATACAGCTTTTAGCCGTCTACCGTTATCTATAAACATGCCAAGACCTTTATCAGTATTCCCTAATGATACAGTAGATCCATTTTTTTTTGAAAGTACTATCTCAACATCCCCATTCGATTTATCTTCAATTCCAATTTTTAGGGAAGAATTTGCTGTCAAGGCCTGTATTAACGTATTTACCGCATCAAAAATTATTTTTTTATTACCATTCAAAGTTGATACAATCTTTCCTTGACTTATAAACCAATCTCCTATATTTGCACCCTCAGCCAATAGCAAGTTCGTTGCAATACTTTCAAATGATGCCCCGAATGGGTTCCATTTGGAAGTGCTCGTCGGTATTACCCCTTTAAATTCTCCAGCGTCCACACGGCACACGTAATAAGCGTTTCCGTATTTACAAGCATCAATCCTATATTGATTACCATAATAGGTTTTCGAGGGGCTGTACACGCCACAAAATACGAGTGCCGGTGACACTCCGTCTTTACCGTCCTTACCATCATAAGGGGTCATGCGAACGGGCTCACTCCATGGAGTAAGTAGCGTTCCATCAGCTTTTTTCTTGGCTATTGTCGCCCACAGGTACTCCATTTTACCGATTACGGGCTGTTCTAAAGTCCATCCCATTGGTTCAGACATTGATTTATTAAGAGTTGGTGCAGTTGTCGTAGAGCCATTCTTAGCAAATCGGTACTCTTGATAATCTGCATCCTTGCCGTTCTCGCCCGTTGCTTTCGACCATTTATATATCTGTGGTTCGAGCGGTGGATAGGGCTTGTCCCATGAAGCGATGCCAATGTACTTACCAGTTTCCTTGCCAGACAAAAACATGTTATCCTGTGTAAGATCTGTACCTTTAACGTCATTTCTGTACATCAGCGTTAGGTCGTGAACCTTTATAGTTCCGTCAACGTTGTCAAGTCGCATGTTCAGAATGCCGTTATCGGTCATGTTATTTGGAAGTGTACATACGGCTTGTAATACCTGTACGCCGTTCTGAAGATTAGTCCAAGATGTTCTGATGACATCCCAGCCGCCGACACCGCCATTCGGTTGCGCTTGAAAATACATGCTTGGTCTTTCCGTTGTATTGCCACTCATCTCAACCAATGCACACAATAGAACTTCTCCCGTATCAAAACGGTTGAAACTCCATTGCTTTGGAACTTGCCCACTTCTGTTTTCTCCTGCAACAGAGGTCGCGATATCACCGATAATGTGATTTAGCTTGCTTTTTGTAAGTGTTTTCCCTCCATCATCTGAATAGCGTACAAACGTATAGGCATTTTTACCATTCGAGCCGGGGCTACCGGTTTCACCTTTTTGCCCCTGTGCTATAACTGACCAATAAGCCGTTTCGGTGGGAAGATGTCCCTTGCTTGGTGTTGTGTTGATGTAACGATAAGTAGAATAGCTTCCATTGATGAGATAGGTAACCTCATCGCCGCTGTAATAGGTGTACGAGGTGTTGAAGTTACCGCGAAAACAACCGATAGGGCTCTCGTCGCCCGATTGGCTCTGTACTATCGTTCCACGTAATTTTAACCGCCCGTCGCCGTTGACATTGTATTGCAACATATCGCCGAGTTTCATTGCATTAGCGAGCATATCGAAATAACTTGTTCCGTCACCGCTAACAATCTTATCCGTCGTGATACGTCCTGGGAGAATTTCGGTAAATCCGTACAGAGGGGTAAAGCTGCGCTCTCCCTCGTATTCGCTTCCAAGTAACCCCACGAGGAAATAATAATAGCCGTTGACTTCCTCCATCTTAATTATTTTCTTTGAGAGGATAAAGTCGGCTGTTTCGTTTGCCTTGTTAGCCTTAATATAGAGGTAATACGTATCAGATGGTTTATCAAGCCGTGCACTTGTGAAACTGCTCACGTTCCAAAATTTATACTCTGAAACGCTGTGGTTGGTGCTAATAGACTTAATGCCGAGTGTGAGATGCTGCATTATCCCTGCGCTGGCTTTCAGCTGTTTTGTTGCGTTATCAAAAATAATCTTGTGATCTACGGGCACAGGCTTTATACGGTTGTTCACAAAACGGAATTGGAGACTTTCATCACCAACAAGCATCTGCATTGTCTGTATGGCAATGGGGCTCACGCTATTTGTAAAATTCTCCATCATTGCGGCCTCGAGCATACCCATGGTTTCTTTTGCGTCTCGGAACCGCCGCTTGGTAAATTGTAAGGCCTCTTTGTGATATTCATCCATGAGAACCTCGCTACTTTCTAACTTTTTCAAGTCACTTGTGAAGCCACTGCTAACGGTTTTGTTGGATATTTCAATAACAGGGCTGTGCGGCTTATTGATATAATCTTTTATGCCCGTAATACGCAACAGCACACCCTCCTTTTGAAAGCGTTCGTTGCGGAATAGGATATACCCGCCGAGGACAATACGTCCGCCAATATTTACCCAGCCTTTTTTTGCCCAAATACCATCAAGCTCCCCGGTAAAGGAAAATTTCTGCTCTTCATTATCGAATAGGTATTTGACAGCGGTCTTAAACATATCCCATTCTGCGCCTGTTTTCGTTGCATTATCACAAATATAAGCCTGCGGGAGCATAACCTTGAAAACGGCGTATTTGTCGCCTGTACGGGGCGAAAATGTTGCGTTTGGCATAGTTATCCCGTCTATCTCCTGTGGAACAATCTCAAAGCGTCGTGCGGTTTTTTGCACGCCCTTAATCGTCTTCGCGTCATGGTAATACTTTACTTCAAATTCGCGCCCTGCAAGCATTCCCGATTGGAAGATAATGGTCATGGTTTCACCTGCGATAAGGCAGTTTTCAAAATTAAGGGCGGAGGGTATGCTGTTATCTATAATATCATAAAAGTTTTTTGCAACATCTACAGCTACCACGCTACTTATTGTCCCGACACGCTTCGGATAAATGGTTGAGCAATCAAGGCTATCTTCTGCAAGCGACGATAAGGGTTTATCGGAACGACGGACAGACAATCCCTGTTCATCTACCACATAACGCCGAGCGGCGGCGGCGTTGAACCCCGTCTCACCCTCGAAGTGCTCGCCGTCGTAGGCGATAGACTGTCCTTTAGGTAGCAATAGCTCGTTGTTACCATATTTAGAACGGTCGATGTTCTGCGTACCACCCTGCACGTATAGAATTTCGATCGGCGGATTATCGCTGCCGTTATTACGTCCCAGCCCTGCCTTAAACCCATTTCCATATCCATACGAGAGTGGGAGCGGGTTATTTTTATTATATTCGACCTTGCGGAGTGATACGCGTTTTCCGACTATCTCAAATTCGGTCTTAAACTCCGTAGCCATTTTACCGAGGGCATCCCAACAGAAGTCGTGATCATAGTTTATCAGATGCTCGATATCGTCAATACATTGTCCAACAGTCCAGCCTTTGTCCCGTCGGTTCATATTATCGATGAACATCTGCAAATGTTCTTTTGGCCGTGCTGTCAAAGGGAACTTTAACCGCCCATCTACAGTGTTACGGAACTTCCATATTCTTGCTTTCGCTTGATAGGCTTCCATGATAACGGTGTACTCAAAATTGCGGCTGTGCTTCATTTTGAAGCTCTCGGGGCGTTCAAGCGTGTACAGCTCACCTTGATATTGGCAGTATGCGCCAATAGGTAATTCGATATGTTCGGCAAGCGAATATTTGAGCGTTAAGTTATGTTCGCCCTTGATAACGCGATGACGATAGCTGCCATCGTCTACAATCACATCAAGTAGTAATTGGTCTTTGCTGTTATATATCTTCATATTCACTATATTATATAAATGTTGTAAAAGTAACTGTTAACGTAAATTGTAACCATAGCTTATCCGTGGGATAGAACTCCGTAACTTGGCAGCTCTTATAGTAGAATGGAAACTCCTTATTTAACTCCCGCACCCATAAATTATGAGTATTAGGGAGTATGAGGTCGTAAAGTAATGCGTCATAGTTACACCACAATTCTTCGAGTGTATCAGCCCGCATAAGGCAATTTATCTTCACATCCTTGCTCTTATAAGTTACATCCTTTCCATCATACAACGCCCCTGCCTGTATGCCGATATTGCGTAATAAGTTTGTTTTCACTACGGGAATTTTCTTTACTTCGTCGAGTGTTCCTTTTAGCACGCGCACACCATAGTCCGTGAAAGGCCTCCCGTTAAAGGTATAGTCATTGTAAGTTGCTATGTTGCTCGCAGGCTTTTCATAGGTGTAGCCCAAAAGTGGAAAATCATCAGCGAATTTCAGCGTCGTTGTGCCCAAGGCATGCGCAACTGCCAAGTTGGGTTGCGCTACAAGACGAAGCTTGTATGTACGCTCAATATAGCGGCAGTCAAATGTATGATATGCACCATCTGATAAGTGCCTTATGAGTGCAAAGAAACGATTGTCTCCACCAGCAAGAGCAACTTTAAGCTGTATATCTCGGGTATTTAACACGGGGGAGGATAGGTCGGCTTCTATACCGTCCATTTCCTGCCAATCGTTACTCTCTACAGTTTTCAGTGGCGGGTAGGCGATTAGCTCATTCCAACCGCCTTTCACGACATATACTCCATATTCTGTGTAAACGTCTTTGCCGTCAATATATAGTCTTCCGGTCATCATAGGATTATGGCATTTCCCGAAGCGTTACAAACAATATTGCACCCTCTGCTCACTGTTGTTTTACAGACAGCCCACCCCGAAGCGTTGATGATAGCCTTTGCCCCTTGGAGCAAGACTACTTCATGAGTGACAAGTGTATCGCAGTCTATAACCGCCGAGGTACTCCCGATAAGGATAGCACGTGACGGATTATTGAGTGTGATAGAACCTGCATCAATATAAATCCCAAACCGCTCTACATTGTAAGACTTGAATAGGCGGAAGATCTCAATATTAGGAAAATCATGCTCCTTACAGAACTCTATACCCTGTGGCGTTGTGAACAGGTGCACAATATCTTCTAATGTCTGTTCCTTGCCCGTGAACAAAGTACAAACCCCTAAGAACCTTGCCTGCTTGTAAATCTGTTGTATTAACTCTTCCATATCACGATTGTATTTTTATTCCTTTCAGGGCTATATCCTCTACCGTATCTTTAACCCCTTTAAGATTGCCCTCCATACGTTCTATTCTCGCTCCAAAGCCCTCTGTTTCCTTTTCGATATTCACAACGCTTTGGAGGATAAGGTTTGATGTTGTGACGAGTTCCTTTGTATACTCGCAGATATTATAAGTATGCCCCTGTATAGCCGTTGCTCGTCCGTTCAATTCATCTACACTTTCTTGAGAGGCTGTAGCAATACCTTTTTGTGATGCTTCCCGATTAGCGTCCTCTGAATTTAAACGTTGTTTAAGCTTTTCTTCAATGGCATCATACAAAGGTTTGAATTGCGCCCCTATATTATCAAGCTCACGTGTAAAATCGTCAATAGAGGACATCATTGTTTTTACAGCGTCTTCTCCTTTACCAGCAGGGAAGAGTTTTTTCTTATATCTATTAAAGAGTTGTCCGATTTGGTCTTCGAGGCCTTGCTTAATGAGCATACGCTTCATAACATCAGCTACAATATCGTTTACCTTTTTGTGCCAACCCTCCATAGCGTCCTCACCTTGCTTTGCTGCTTCAAAGAAAGCGTTACCCAACTCGGACGCAAGGTCTTCTGCCGAAGAACCAATAATATCCTCCAACATTTCATTGGTAAGGGTAGCCATTTTGTGTCTAAGTTCTCTTATTTTATTTTCCCAATCCTGAATTTTCCCGTGATCGGTCTTTTTCTTATCATTTTCTTCATTTATTTGTTGTTGAATAAGCAACTGTTGCTCGGCAATCTTTTCAAGCTGCCTGCGACTTTCTTCGTATCGCTTTGAACCAAGTGCCTTGTCTGCAGTATAACTGATAGCGGCGTAAGCGTCTGCAATCTTTTCAACAGTTTTCTCGTATATATCAGCTTTATACTTTAACATTGTTAGAGTACGCCCCCAAGTATTCCCGTATGCCTCTGATGACATGTGCATCTTAATGATTTCCTGTGTCGTTTCAGCGTATATCTGCCTTAACCGTTCTACTGCATCGCCGTAGGTATCACGCAAGCGCACGGCCTCCTTATTATCGAGTTCCCATTGAAGTTGGTCTATACGCTCTTGCAGTTTCTCGATTTCCTTTTGCTTGCTATCATCGTTATTGAACAGGTTGGCGATTGCTGTCGCCACTTGCAGAGCGGCAGAGATAACGGCAAGGATTACAGAGGCTTTTTCAACCGTTGAAATTGCGGCTGCTCCTGTTGCCGCTGCGGCCGTTGCACCAGCAGCGGAAGCCTGTACAGCAGTTTCTATGCCACCAGCCACATTTTTACCTACATCCCCTATTGCGTTTATAACGTCAGATGTGGCATCTATGGTTTCATCCATAAAATCGAGAGCCTTGCCAATTCCATTCGCTACGTCGTGCGAAAAAACAGCCGCAAGGTTCTTTGCTCTACTACCTACACCCTTAATAACGCCTCCTACAACTCTAAGATTAGAAGCAAAACGCTTGTATGCGTTCGTCGTTTGGTTTTGTGCACGCATATACCGCTGTTCTGCATTGTTCGCGTCATTAGTAGCCTTTCCGACATTCTCTTTAGCTTTATTCAGCCTGTCGTAAGCCTCTGTCTGCTCATTACATCCGTCTACGATTTCTCCATTCTCTACCTTTGTAAGGATTTCGTTGTATGCCTCCTGTGCGGCATTTCGCTCCTTAATGGCGGCGGACAAATTATCTTCGGCCTGCTGCATTGCGGCGTATGCTTCTATGAGTTCTGTCTTCGCGGCACTGATGTCTTTGATAGACTTATGCAGTGCGGCAAATGGGTTACGGTTTGCAATCTCGTCCTCCATGTTCTTGATAGCCTCCTGATAGTCCTTTATCTCCTGTGTGGACATCGCATCCTTGTTCTGCTCGAAATACTGCTTTACCTTGCCAAATGTAAATTCAAGCACGGGGAGAGCCTGTTTCGATAGGTCGCCGAAAACACCCTCCCAATTTATAGCTTTCTTAAATTTCTCGCTGCCGAGCTTTGAAAAGGCTTCTTCCATCTGTTTTAAAGCCTCCCCTTTAAACTCGTCAGGTAAGGTCGCAATTTTCTGCGTCCATACGCGGAGTAGCTTTTCCTCTTTTTGTGCATCTGTGCCAAATTCATCAATTAATGCATCTGTATAACGCTGCTGGGTACTCTCAATCGCTTTTTGTCCATTCGCGAGTATCTGCGCCCATACGCGCTCATATTCCGCAATGATATTTGGACTTTCTTTCTTAATGACTGCAATCCAATCCTTGATAGACTTCTTCCCGTCTACGGAATTAGCCCAACCGACTTCAGTCGCGCCCTTTTTATTCATATATTGCGCTTTTGCAGCTTCTTTGCGCGCTTCGGCGAGTTTATCAAGCTGCTCATTCCATGCTTGCAGTTTTTGTCGTGTACCGCGGCGTATTTCGTTTAATTCACGCACAAGACCTTGTTCCTGTGCGTCGATAACGAGATTATTTAGCTCGTCATTGGCATCTTTGATGTACTTAGAGGCGGTCTTTCTATATTCCTCTATAGCTTTCTTTATTTCAAGTGCGGCTTTTTGGGGGTCGAAATCCTTGCCTTTTTTCAAAGTTGACGGGTCTACGTGCGGGTTGAGGTCGAAATTATCGCGGAGTTGCTGTGCTTCGCTTAAAGTTTGCTTATACATTGCATACCATTTCTTCATACTTGATGCAGCTTCTATCACCTCGTCTGCATGAGAGCTACTGAATACCTTGCCAATGAACCATTTTTTCTGATACTCATTATTTTTATCATGCGCTTCTTGCAGAGCTACATACGCTTCTGTATACTTGCTAAGGATAGCTTGTGCCTCGGCTTCTTTTAGGAGCATATTGCAGTAGGCCTCTCCTTTCTCAATGAGCACTTTCTTCCATTGTGACAGGCTGTTGTAATACCCCATAGCCTCGCCATACTTGCTGTTTAGTTCCTTTACGAGCTGTTTTTCCTGTGCCTTTGTACCGTTAAACTTTTCGATGCGTATTTTATAATTCTCTATTTCGAGCGAAGATTTTGCATAAGCCTCGCGGCCTTTCGATAGTACTTCCTCTTGCTCTTTAAACTCTTCGTCGGCTTTGCTCGTCGTATCAAAGAGCTTCATCAACCATCCTGCCAACTCACCTGCGAGTACTATCAGCGCACCGATACCTGTTGAAACAAGGGCGACCTTTAACCCTTTGAGGGCTAAAGAGGCGGCTTTTGTTGCGACAGTCTGCGCAACAGTTGCCACAGTAGCAGTCCTTGTAGCTGTTGCATTTGCGACTTGTGCCGTTGTCCCGGCTACTGTAGAGGTATTATTGGTCTGTTGCGCAGCCGTATCAGCCGTTGTGGCTACCGTATTGGCTTGCTGTGCCGCCGTGTTTACCTCTGTTGCAGCATTCTCCGCTTCCATAGCGGTTGCACCGTCTCCGATAAGTTTATTCCAAATCTTTTTTAGGCTGTTAAGCGTAACAAGTGAAAACGCACTGTCTTTGTTGAGCGTCTGTTGCACCTGCTGCAAGCCCATTGTGATTGCCATAACAGACTGTACACGGAGCATGATCTGTTGTAGTTTCTCGTTCTCACCGCCGAACAACCCAACTGCACCCTGTGCTATCGCCGCTGCCCCCGAAATGCCATTTAACCCCGATATAATACCTTGCAATCCCCTTTGGTCGTTAGCGAGGATCGTCGCTTGTGCCTGTGCGTCACCCCAAGCATCAGTCAATCGTCCAGCCTCTTCTTGTAATGCTTGATATGCTGCCGTACCGCGTTGTCCCGCAGCCTCCATTTCGACAAGTCCAGTCTTTATTTCGCGGAGACGCTGGCGAAGACTAATGTGTTTCTCCGCTGCTTGTTCTGCCGCAGCAGCCTCCTCTTTAAGGCGCTGGTCTTCTTTAAGAAGTTCGTCAGCCGTGGCGGCAGCTTCTTTATTAACTTGCTTTCTCGCATTGATAACCTTTCTAATCGCTCTCTCTTGCTCTTGTAACGCTTTTGCAGTTTTATCATCGCCTTTCATGAATGCAGCACCAGCAGCCTTATCCAATCGTTCGTATTCCCTTTCGAGCTCTTTAATTGCAAGCTCATTTTCGCCTACAACGCGGTCTATTTCAGCAAAGGCGGCATCGATACTTTCAAGCGTTGTGGGGGCGTTAGAAACAATGTCTATATTGATAGTTGGAATATTAGACAACAGGTCACGGACAGCGGCACTCTGCCGCTCCGCCTCTTCATCAATACCATGCAAGATTTGATTAGCTTTTGCTGCATCCTGTTCGAGCTGGGAGTTATCGAGCCCTATGCCATAATATGATTTCCCGTTGTCATTTTCCATAATTCCGAAGTCTTTACTATTAATCGAATTGGTCGAATATCTCTTTTACCCTCTCTCTATTTTGGGGATCATCCACTTTGATAATTTCCTGTTCTTTCCCGTCTTTTCCTTTTCTCTTGCTGTTGTAGCTCGGTATGACTGCCCCAAACATTATCATGTTGGCATAGGACATATCATATAGTACATAATCAACAGGGAGATTATAACCTTTCACTACACCCGCTATGACTGCCCAGATACTGTCGTTTCCACCACTTTCGTTGGGCGAAGAAGATTTATCTCTATTAGGAAAGTGGTAGTTCCGAAAAAATCACCGAGGTTGAAATCTTTCAGTAACTCGAATATGAGTTTATTCAACTGCGCGGTATCGAGCTCTTCAAGCAGCCATTTCGATAGCTCTGCTTTACGGTCTACAATCTCGGTTATGGAGCGTGTAAACAGCCCAAAGAAGCGTTTCTTGCGTGTTGTAACAGTTTCTTTCAGCCCCTTTGCGCCAAGTATAAGGATGGCGGCAATATCGCCCAGCATACGGCAATCTTTTGCTACAAATAACACCTCTTCAACGATTTTTGCCTTATCAAGCTGTACCTGCGGCAAAAGCGAAATAGCCTCCGAAACGAGTATCAATGTCGACACACTCGGAGGCGCAACGGTAAAAGTCTTGTTACCTATGACGAATTCTTTTGGCTGTTGTAGTACAGCTTCTCCAACCCGTTGTTCAATAGTCTTTGTCATAATGAAAAATCATTTTATAAATTTTTGTTACGGGAGAGGGAGTCGAACCCTCACCACCTGCCTTATGAAAGCAGTAAGCGGCCATCGCTTTGTCCCGCTGTGTAGAAAAGTGCGGGGAGGGTAAAACTCCCCACACCGATGATTAGGCCTCGGTTAAGCAGGGATTTGCAGAACATCAACCTGTGCATTCTTGCCATCAGCAGTGATGGTGACGATAGCCCTACGTGCCTCTGTTCCACTGTTTGCTGTTACCTTTACAGTGACAACTTTTGCAGCGACAGAAACTGTTGCCCAGCTTTCACTCGAAACGGCCGTTACCGTACCTGTTGCAGTAGCCGTAATGGTCTTACCTGTCGTGTCGGCCGTACTACCGAAGTAGAGTGAAGACTTATCAACAGTAAGACCATTCTCGGTGTACGGTTTAACGGTCTTACCTCCGGCGGGTTTCAAACACTTAGCCACGTAGTGTAGCATCTTGCCATCTGCCGCCGTGTAACTCTCTTCGACGCGGAGTGTGCAGCGATCAATTTGCATACCCTCGCAGGCATCGTCTTCGGGGATGACACGGAAAGCGTGCTCGCCCTTGATGAAGCCATCTTCGTCCTCGAACGGACGCGGTTGCCCTTTCTTTACGAAGATGTCGAACTCAAACTGATAGGTGTTTTTCCCCACGCGAGAATCAACCACTTCGCCGCCCTCTTCATTAGCGGTTACCTCGTTCCCCGCAGTAGGTGTTACTTTCGTGGTGTCTTGCTTCGGCGTATCAATGGTTTGCCATGTACCCCCTGCAATAGGAGCACCGTTAACGGACTCCTTGTGCTGAATTTTGGGTTTTCCCCAAGATAGAATTGCCATAATCTTTCATTTTTTAAATTGTTATTTAATCTTTTTCAAAATACTCATAACCGAGTTTCACAACGATAAAGTGCTGATTGATGTCGGCTTCCTCCTCCGTATAGATGGTTTGCATCAGCTTGAACTTGTAACAGGACACGGCGGCTGTCAGGCTATCAATCCACGCCTGCGCGAGACGCTCCAACTCCTCTGTGCGCCGCCCGTCTTCAACGAGAACGCCATTTTTGTAGGGGTCGATGTCGGGTACAAAGATATTCACCGTAACCACACCCGTTTGAATTTGGTCGGGAATGCCTGCCGTGAAAGTCACGATAGCATCTTCCAACCTACTGTCACGGGGACGGTATCCATTCCGGTAGACATCACCTGAAATCATCGTGTAAAGGGTGCTGCCCTTGAAAAGTCGGTAAATATCACCTTGTACCTGTTTGCCAGTCTTTGCCATTTTATATACTTATTACTTAAATCCAAGTTGTTGCAACATCTGCGGAACGAGTTTATCGGCGAGCAGTTCCGAACTGTCGAGGACATCGTAACCCTTTGCCGACACGTAGGAGGCGTAATTCATACCCGCAACAACAATAAGGACTATACCCTGTGGGAAATCCCGCACCAGCTGCATAGCGTATTCCTTGCCGCCTCTTGAACCCTCTCTACCCTCTTTTACTGTGTCAAAAGAACTCATTTGTACTATCTCCCCGTCAACAGCAACGACATAACCGATACTGCTTCGGAGGTTGCCTGTTTGGTCTTTATAGGAATTTGTCAAGCGAGCCGCATTCAACACCTGTTCCCCAACAGCGCATAGATTATAGACGATAGCCTTTTTGATGGCTTCGACACGCCCTGTAATGTAGCGATCAATCTCGGCTGTGGGTGTAAGGCGTTTTATCGGCATCGCTTTTGATTGTTATTTTATCCGAATTTTGCCTGTTCCGGGCTTTCAATTCTCATTCGTATGTTTTATTTGATTTGAGTTTTCAAGCCGACACAAGTTGTTTTTCGGGTTAAATCAATATCCTAATTTCACAAACAGCTTCCAACGGCTCGACTTGGATTATCGAAAACTCCCCGACGACGTTTCCCTTGCGGTCTTTCAACCGAAGTTGCTCTGCGTCGAACGGCTGCTCATCAATCAATACCGAATACTCGGCTGTCTTGAAGTGCTCGCCGTTTACCCGTCCGAGGTTGTTGTACTTGTTAGCCATGTACTGACAGGGTATCGGGGTGCCCCAATCGACAGAGGCGGGCTTCTGCGGGTAGCCCGTTGTAGGGTCTATACCTCCTCCGCTCGTCTTCAGTTTTAGTTCGATGGTGCCGTTTTCAATAATCATGTGTCACCTGAATTACAATCTTGAACCTTTATATCCATAGATAGGCTTTGACGCTGCCGATACCTCGCCGCATTCATCATACAGGGCTTTCGCCTGATTGCGGAACTGCTGTCGTTGTTCATCTGTGAACGAGAACGACTGCCCGCCCTGTCCGATGTTCGGAGCGCGAGACAACCACAAGAGTAGGTCGGCTTTGGCGAGTTTGTACGCCTTACTAACCAATGCTTCCTGCGTTGCAGTATCTGTAAGCGCAACACCCCGTTTCTCCGCAGTCTCAACGAGTGTGCGAAGAGGTATAGGGTATGCGCTTACACCTTTAAGGGCTTCGAGGATTGTTTCCATAATCAATCAGCATTTAATCGTTACGTCCAATCCTGTGCATCGGTACGAACATACAGGTTACGATATGCCGTGTCAAACACAGGCACAGCGTCAGCCTGCCCAATGGTAACCTCACTCAAAGGCTCCGTCGTTCCATACTTCTTCACAATAGTGTGTGCACGCTCCGCACGGAGGATAAGTTCGTTATTCTCCTGCAAGACATCGTACTGCGTAGTGCCAAGACGCTCACTCTCTGCGAGAATGAGGCGGCGGTTCTCGAACGGATTACCCGAAGTTGAGGTGCCGTCTGTAAACTCACGCGTAATCGTTTGGTCAATAACCCTCAACTGTAATCCATTCAGCCAAGCCTGTTTTGCAAGCATCGCATTTACAGCCGTGAGGTCTGGTGTCTGCGATATACCAACGGCATTGGCGAGGAATGAAGCGCAAGCCTTGATAATTTGCTCTGCGGAGCAGATATGGTACAGCTCCTCCAAGTTGATGAATGCGAATTTAGGGTTGAGGTTATTGTCCTTTGCCAGCTTTACAAGCTTCTTCAAGTCCCCGAGAATATCGGCACTTGTGGAGTTCGCCCAATCGGATGCTGTCTTCTGTTTTTGGAAATCGTCGACATCATAGTCAAGGTCGAATTCATTAGCGTAGGTCGCATTGTTGGTAGTGGTAAATGCCAATCTACCAGCATTTGAAGCCAACGCCCAAGCAATGAACTCCAGCTCGGACTGAACGCCCGTAAAACAGAAATCCACATCATCGCCCCAATACTGTACGAGTTTCGCAGCGTCATCATCCTGTGCAAAAGCGAGTTCGGTCTGATAATCCTTAATCTCTTTTCGTGTCATTTCGCGGGAAATGCTGATGAAAGGAATATCACCCTTTGCGCTCTCAAAGATAGGACGACGTTTGCGAACGGTAGTACCATTATCGGTGTGCAGGTCTGCGGCTACATTGCGCTTGGCAAGTTGGTTGCTAAGCGTTTTCCAAATGAAGCCGTTTACCTTTTTCACGGGAAAATGTGTACCGAAGAGGAAAGGTTTTGCGTCTACGGTGTTCAGACGCGCCTGTACCATTTGGTCTGTAAGCCCTTGGATAAGGGTATTTGTTACTGTTGCCATAGTCTTTTACGTCTGTTTTGTTAATAATTGATGATACCTGTTAAATACTTCGCTACACAGGCGGGGAGCTTGTTGCCTTTGGTTACACCCAAAACCCAAGCATCAACATCGAGGTTAGTGCCAGCATTGACGGGCTTTCCTGTGCCTGTGATTGCAAGAGGGGTGTACTTCAAGGCCGAAGTGCTTGTAGAAGCCTCTTTGGCCTCTGCAACGCAGTCTCCTACGTTGATAACACCAAGAGCGGCTTTGAGCGTAATTGTGTCGCTTTCTTTGCCTTTGCTGTCGATGGATGCGATTTCAACTGCTACGCTGTTTTCGCCCAAAAGTACGAAGTCGCCTTGCTTGAAGTTATGCCCTTTCTTGACCTTTACGGTCTTAGCGGTGGCAGCAACAGCTTCGGTAACTTCCGCAACTTTCACTACATGGCAGATGCCATTGTCGGGTGCGCTCAACACGCTTCCCTCTTTCAGATAGTCGCCGCCAAGTTCCGAGACGTTCACAGAAACGCCTCCCCGGATGTCGGCGACCTTGTGCATAAGGACACGAGGTGTGCGGGTGTCCTTACGACGAGTGACTGTCATACTCATTTTCGTAATGTTGTTAAATTGTTAGACATTAGAACGGCTGCCCATCTTCGGATTTCTTGCCCTCGCGTACAGCGATTGCTGCCTCCTGTTCTTTAGTCAGCGCGTCCCCTTTCCCACCGCCGTTGTGAGCGGCAGGTCTACCGAAGACAGCCCCTTTGGAATTGATGTCTGCAACAAGTCCATCAACCTCTGTCGTTACCTCGCCTACGAGGGTTGTAAATTCCTCGTCAGAAAGCGCATCAACAGAGATACGCTCGTAAGGCTTGCGGAGGTTTTCAGGTAGTTTCTTATACACCGCTGAAAGTTGCTGTTTGCGGGTTGCAGTTGTACGATCGCCATCCATCTTGTTCAAGCGCTCTGAAAGCGTTTTGTTGCTCTCGATAAGCTGCTGTGCCCAAGCTGGGACAGTTTCTGCACCCCCTGCGGGTTGTGTTGTTGTGGTAACGGTTGTGCCGCCGCTCTGCTGTCCGCCTGCTGCGCCCCCGTTGTTGATTGGTTTACCATCTTTCAGCCCGTACTTCGCTTCATAGTTCTGCGTAGCGGTCTGCGTGGCTTCCGTTGCGCGGCTATCGCCATAACTCTCGATAACCTCGATGAGTTCTTGCGTTACCCCCGCAACAGCGGTTGTAACCTGCTCATCTGTTGTAACAGTTTTTGCGAGTTTCTCTGCAATCCTGTTCAATACATTAGCGTTAACCCCCGTAAATTTGGCTTTTAACGCCTCGAAAATCTTTTGCTTCATAAATTTATATTCTATTAATAAACTATACAGTATATCGCCACAAAGATAATCATTAACTTCGAAAGTGTCTATATTATAATCGAAATATTTTCATTTTAGCCATAAATATAGTTTTATTTATGCATTCTTGCGATTATTATGGCGGTATTCAATAGAAATCAGCATAGACGAGTTAAAATAATAAAAAAATATCCTGTTCGGTTAAAAATATTCAGTAAAAAGTTTGTTATTATAAAAAGAACACACTAAATTTGCCTCGTGGTTACAAAATAATCACATTGGAAATAACAAAAATGACAGCAATTATGGCACAGCAGGTTTTGAACTACTCGACGAAGTACATCAACAAGAACTACCGCATAAAGGTAGCTGGTGTAAATGATGAGGGGCAGAAGATTAACACTTTAGTTGGAGTTAGCGGCTTATTGGCTCTAATAAGTGTTGAACTTGCCAACAAGTTTATTAGGAGAGCAGAGCACGGTATGGAGGATGCTTGTTATTGCAGGTTGCGCAGGGGATTACGTATAACGTTTTACAACAAGTAATTATGGTAACACAAGAAATTATCGAGGGTGCGTACCTCGCAGGTTTTGAGCCAAGCAGAAACGACCTTACCGCCGACGAGTTGCTGGCGGAGGCAGAAGAGTATTTAATGAAGAATTTAATGGACAACTAAAATATAAGGAATTATGAAAGAGTACACTATCAGAATTAAGAATGCCGAGAATTGTAATCATTACGAAGATTTCAACCTCGATGAAGTGAAGAAAGAGTTTTCCGAGAATGGCTTCAATGTTACGGAGGAAGCAATTATGCACAACTTCGAAGCCTGGAGAGATGATTACAAGAGTGGATTTAAGGACGAAGAGAATGGTTACTTTCTTTTTACCCCATGCGGTTGCAATAATTTGTGTTTTATAGCTTGTGAACTGACAGGAGTAGAGTGGCAAAAAACTTACGAAGCATAATAATTTGTAAACAACTAAAATAACAGAATTATGACAACAACAGTTTCGACAGTTCAACAGGGTTTGAACGAAGTAGTAATGAACAAAGTTCAGAAAATGATTGACGGGAAAGCCGTCGGAGTACAGGCAACGATGGAGCGGCTCGTGAATGAGGGGAAGATAGCGCAGGACTATGTTGCGCCTATTGGTGTAAACCTCAAACTCAACGACCACAGCCCCGTTATCACTTTTGACGGGGAGGGGAGTAGCCTTTCAATGAGTATGCCCGATGGAGAGTTTACGCTTCACGACAACGCCATAGGGCAACTTGCCGACCGCATGGCTATCCCGCAACGATACCTCCGCACGCTTGCGGGTGGGGAGGCTTGGGCGCGACAGCTTGCCGCAACGGTGTTGAATGAGCACAGCGGTTGGACACAGCGTAGCCGCGTACTTGTTAGAACCGTCGGGCATCAGGTTCGCGGCGTGTTGAGCGACAGTTACCGCCGACTGAATAGTGTAGAAATCCTTACCGCCTTTGTACAGGAGGCAGCGGGACAGGGAGCGGTTATATCAGATGCTTATATGAATGATACGAAAGTATGGGCGGAAACGATACTCCCGCAGCCCCTCGTAATACCGACAGCCAAGAACGGCGATGTTATCATCTTTGCGGGTGCAAGGTTTAGCACATCGGACTATGGCGATGGGGCTGTTGATATGCGGGCATTCCTGTTGAACGGGGCTTGCCTTAACGGTATGGTTCGTGAAAGCGTGATGAAGCAGGTACACCTCGGAAGCAAGTTGCCCGATAATCTCGCCATATCACAACGAACCTACGAACTCGACACGCAGACTACCGTCTCGGCTGTTCGCGACTTGACAAAGGGCTTGTTCAGCCGTGATACTATCGAGCGCAAAGCCTACGAGATACAGGGGGCGAGTGAAATTGATGTAGACTTCGGGAACGAGATTACAAAACTCACGAAATCGGGTGCGTTGCTCAAACAAGAGGGCAAAGAGGTTGAGAAGCTGCTTATGAAGAATGATCCCGAAGATGGCGTACAGGGCGGGGCAACGCTTTGGAAGTTGACACAGGCTATCACGGCACACGCCCGCGAGTTATCACCCGAAAGAAGCCGTGAATTACACGAAATTTCGGGCGCACTGATGAACCGCGTTAAATTACCCGCATAAGTATAACCACGCCCGCCATAGGGGGCTGTATGGCGGGCGTGGCGGGCAACTAATTAAAAGAAAAATGGAAAAATTTTATTTCACATTTATGATGAGCGATATTCAATATCGCAACTGCTATCACGTAGAGGAAGCCGAAACTTACGGCGAGGCTCGTGATAAAATGGTAGAGAGATTTGGAACGGGTTGGGCTTTCCAATACGACGAAAGCCAATGGAGAATATCTAAAGAGCATTACGACAAAATATATGGCTGCGACCCGATGCTTCCTAATTGGTTCGATGGTATGACGCAGGCTGATTTATTTAGACTAAAGGAGGTTTAATTATGAAAGCAGAAATTTTAGAATGGCTCCGCAAAGGTAACGAGGCTGGGCATTTCGTGCAACGCCTATCAGACATTGTGCCAAATCCTAAGATTGATTTCAAGGTAGGCGATAAGGTGGTATTTACGAACGATTTCGGTGTGTCGTTTATCAACTTGACGATAATCGCCATAGGAAAGGACAACGACCTTTGGAAATACGGGCATTGCATCTATCTCGACAAAGAGAGTTATTGGTTTCCCGTGAAGTACGAAAGTATATCAATACAATACGAGCAATGACGGGAATTTTATTTACAATTTTACGAGTTCGCCCGAAATTTGTCATTAGACAAGCTGAAAATAGAAAATCTAAGTTTCTGTATACGGTAACTCGACATAACATAAGTTTCTGCATACAGAAATACTATCTATTTATGTATTCCTTACAACAGAAACCGACATCGCGCGCGCGTAATAAAGAAAAGGAGAGAAAAGAGAAGAAAATACCTTACGGTATAGTCGGCGACAATAAATTTTCGCCCCATGTGTATTAGGCAATTTAATTTACAAAAAAGATATGGCAAAAAAAACATTCAAAATCAGAGCAAAGTTCGTCTTCGGCGGACAGGTGGAAGTCGAGGCTCCTAACTTCCTAAACGCAGGAGTAATCGTAGAAAACGCTTTAACGGCGCAGCTTGGCGAAATATCGTCAAACAATCCCAATATCAAAGCGTGGGATTTTGACGATATCGGATATGCATTTGAGGAGGGCGAAGTATGAGCAAGGCGGAATACATCTACCGGGTGGAGTTCAAAGAACCGCCTCTGTTGGGAGTAGACGAACGCACGGAGTTCTATTTCCACAGCCTCGCCGCTATCTACGAGGTGTTCACAGCGAGACAAATCGGCTGCAAGGTAACCCGCCTATGGAACATCGGCGTATCGCATGGCATCCCCTATGAGGGGCGGCGATGCAAAATCACGAAAGAACAGATTTTGCGGAAAACGCGAAATAAGCGCGTATAACGCATTAAAATTTTTGAGACAGCAAATTATACGCAAAATAAATTTGAATGTGACACAGCGCAAAGAAATAGGTGAATTCGGTATTTTAATCGTTGACGGGTGAAAAAGAAAAACGAAAATGCAGGGTTCCTAAGAAAAATAACTAATTTTGCAAACGGATGAAAGATTACAACGAAATAGCAAAACGATATGCTGGCAAGCACGGCTGCAATATCCTGCAAGCATCCGCCGAGCGTAACGGGTACAGGTATTTCCACCTTGACTATACAGGTCGCCCCCGTTACACGGGACACCCGCATATAATCAAAATAAGCCCCGCAGGGAAAGTCCAACGGGTACTTAATTTTGATGAGATATATTGGGCATACAACAACCGTTCAGAGCCGACGGGCAATCTCTTTGAATAAATCGCGTCGCAGGATCAGTTTATCAACTTTCAGAACCTCGAAATATTCAACTCCGCTTACGGCGTATTCTTCAAGTTTGAGGAATGCGCCGTTTTGCGCGTCATAGAACATTATCCGCCCGTCGGGGAAACGTTCTGCCGTAATTACATGCCCCCTGTTGCCTGACATGTTTATGCCGATATGATAACGCCCCACCGCTTTTGTCGCTGTATCAATTTTCCCGAGCATGTTATCAAAGGACGGTGCACGGAGCATGGTGGGTGTGGGTGTTTTCCCTGTTTTGGGGTGTTGCCAAATATTCTCGAAATGTTCCCCAAGTTGGTAAGATACACTATTCGTTGAGCTGTCGTAACCGAGTGAGGTAACATTCAACCCGCGAAGCCTTGCCTCGTGCACAGCGACAGCAGCTTGGCAATTAGCAGCGAACTCGTCGCCCTTGCCGTATGATACATTGCTTCGTCCCTCGTTTGCGTCCAAGAACGGCATAGGTTTGGGTGGTATCTTTATTCCCATGGATGAAGCTATGGCTGCGGTGTTGTCTCGTACTTCCTGTGTGAGTGTAGGAGCGGGCATATCCTCGTACACTTTGAATGCTGCCTTTGTCGCCGCACGCCCGAGCTTTGTACCTGTTACAGCCCCAACCGCTCCATAAGATGGCTGTACGCCCGTGTATTTTGTGTTGTCTGACATGAAGTAAGGCACACTCGAAGCCCTTTGTATGCGTTCGTCGTTTTCGGTAAGCCAATCCTTGAAAGCCTGTGGAACATCACGGACACGGTTCACACTCTCATCATCTACGGCCTCGCCGTTGAGTATTTTCTGCGTGCCTTTGGCGATTTCTTCCTGTGTTTTAAGAATCGATGTTGCAAAGCATCTGCAATGCGGGTGCCATCCCTTGAAAACAAAATCTTTCGGATAACGACCTTGTAATTCATCGCATATATCGTGGAATGGTTTACCGTTAAGCGTATGGTTATTCGACAGGTGTATTTCTATGCCTACAACGAAATCCATCTGCTGCCATCGGAGGTGGTCGGAGGTACGATAGGCGATGTTGGTTTCTGTGGCGGCAAGCCGTCGGGCGTTCTTATACGATGAGCGATACACCCCTTGCCCCGGATGATAAGCCGCCGCCCGCTTTGATAGTTGCAGTTGTCCGTGTTCATCACGCACACGGCGAAACAGTTTATCAGGCTGTTTAAGATACTGCCGCAGGTCGCGGCTCATTTCATCAGCAGACTGCCCGCTGCGTATGCCAATATCCAAGCCCATTTCTATTTCCTCCTTGAACTGCTCCGTATAACGCCATACTTTTTGCGATAGGTTTAGTCCACCCGTTTTACGCTGCGCGAAAGCATCCCGGGCTTCCTCGTTCGTGCTGTAATAACGGCGGTATTGTGCCTCCGAAAGTTTCCCGACATTCTTACCGAATACACGGTTGGCGAGTTCACTGTTCTTATTGTTGGCCAATGTCCATTCCGCATTGATACCATTCAGGACAACGGCCTGCATACGCGATTTCAGCCCCGACATAAGGTTTTCTATCCGTTTACGTGTAATTGGGTAATCGTCGAAAGAAAACGGCGTGTCGGGCTTGATTTTCCCTACTGTTCCGCTTATGGATACAGCTTCACGGATTGCATCATGATAAATATTATCTATCTGCAACTCGTAGACCTTGATATTGCGTTTGTGACGCAAGTCGTATTTATTTAGCTTCTTCATTTGATGTGCGGAGTATAAATCGTTCACACTGCGGATCATTTAAGAAGACACAGAACTTCCCGCTCTGTTGTTTATAGGGGCAACGGCAGAGTATCAAATGCCCGTCTATTGCCTTGCTGTGCCAATCATAGCTGTTGGCGCAGTCTCGACAATGGTATTTGTGGGGTTCCTTAACCTGCCGTTCCCGCCTGTTGTAATTCCGTACAGCCATAGTCTATCATTCAGTCAGATTAAAAGCGTCTTCTACTCCCTGCTGGGCTATCTCTTCAAGTGTCTTATCCACATCGTCGCTATGCCCGAACTCCTCAATACTCTCACGCTGCGACATAATAGGCTCGCCGCCGTTGGCTGTCATAAGCATATCGACGGTCTCCTTTGTGTCCGTAATAGAGAACGGTGTTATTTTCGTTTCAATTTTCAAAGCGTCTATATCGCTGTGATAACGCTCGGGGAGAACCGTTTTAAGAAAGGCCTTTATCACGTTGATTTCGCGGTCGAAGCCCTCCAAGAGCCGTCCACTTTCGTCGTTCACTTTCATTTGCGCATCAATAAACAGCTGCTTACGGCTCTCTCCCGACAATGCCTGTTGCGACATCTTCTCGTAAGACCAATCGGGGAGCTGCAACTGCGTAAAGAACATGGAGCGCAATTCGTTTACATAGAATTTTAGATTTTCAACAGCCTGTTCCCACGTAACATATTGCGCTGTTGAGCCTTTCGGGTACTGCATAACCGACATAAACTCGCTGTTCTCGTTTTTCTCGTCTCCGTAATTGATAACTTCATCAGCAAACACGATAAAGCGTGGCTTGGAGTTCTTACGCAGGTAATTACCGTTACGTGACAAAGCCCATTCTATCTCGTACACAGTTTTCGAGGTGTCTTCCCATATTGGTGTCGGGCGATAGATGTATATTGCCGGGATTTTTCCAACAGTTATATTTTCGTTTTCTACCTCCGTCCACTCTCCGCCTTCGTTGCTGTATTTGACATGCTTTTCCGAGGAATAAGCATCGAAATACTGTATTGACTTTTTGCCAACCTTGCGGGTGTAACCTACCGACATAGCTATCATGTCACCGTACTCATCGAATAGGGGGTAAAGTTCGTCGCCAAGCATAGGGGAAAAGTTACGACAACGGAATTTCAATGGGCTATCAAAGCCATATATGTTGTTCTTGCTTTCAACGGCATACCACAATGTCATTACTTCACAGCCTGCAAATAGCATGTTCAGACGCTCAACGTTTACGCTGTTGATACGGTTGCGGTTGAAAATGGTCTCAATGTACGATGCTATCTCTTTCTGCATATTATTCTCCGGACGATACACACGTTTAACGGGTATACCACAGCAAAGCTCCGTCATACGCTTTGTGGCAAGCCGTTGCAGGTCGCAAGTAACACGGGTAACATACTCAACCCCATCATCTGAAACAATGTCGGGATATTTACGCTTGTTCATCACTGGATGTTTAGTAGGGTCGAACTGTTGGACAAGCCCATAACGCCCTGACCAAACAGGAACATTAATTATCTTCTCTTGCAATGCTACCACCTTTTCAGCGGCTGTCAACTCCGTAGAGGTTAGGATTTCTTGAATTGTCATATTATTATTGATTTTAATTGTTATTATACAAGTTTGGATAATCTGCCGAGATCTATTGTCTTGAACGAGTTGCCAACATGATAATCGATTGCATAGCCGAGAATGTCCACGTATTCGTCGTGTGGCTTGGCGGGGAACCCGCATATTTCGTCCTCAAAAGCCTCGTTCCATGCCCCCTCAACAAGTATTACGCGCCCGCATTCCACTGTCGGAGAGGCTGCATAAAGGCGCGTTTCTTTACTGTCACGTGGTGAGGGCGTACTTACAACATTCAACCCCGATGTGGCTTTGAGTTGGTCAATGACAGATATACCATTGGCCTTTGGTTCTATGCGTATGCTGGAACGGCGGTTATAACCATGTTCTTGGGCGTACTGCGGTATGAAACGGATAAGGTCTGGGAATTTCATCATAACCTTATGGGCGTGAGTTATATATAGGTCGCCGCCAATCTTACAGGTCGCAATGATACCCGACGGGTCATTGTTGGTTTTATCGGTATAGGCTGTATCGAGGAAGAAGACTATTGGCTCGCCATCGTGTATGCGTTTGAACTCTGCCACTTTGATATGCTTAAACCATTCCCGTTTAATGATGTTACCACCATCAACGGTCGGGTGTTGCTGATATAGAGCAGCAAAAGTGCGTGGGCTTTGTTGTTCCGCTTCTTTCAAGCGTTCCAACGAGTGTCGCTCCTCCCATAACGCCTCACCGATACGCCGTGGGTCTTCTTTCAGTTCCATATCCTCGCGTATGGCAGGGATGCACACGACAGTCCACTTGCTGGGCTCACGGTCAAGCAGCCGCCCCGCAAGGTCATCTTCGTGCCAACGTGTCATAATGAACACTATTTTGGAATTGTTGTGTAGACGCGTCAAAAAAACGTCTGTGTACCAACTCCACACCCGCTCTCTATAGGTCGGAGACGCCGCTTCGATAGCGTCTTTCACGGGATCATCAATGATACCGAGGTCAACAGGTGTACCCGTGAGACCTCCTCCAATACCAACCGCCTTGTAAAAGCCACCATGTCCGACTGTCTCAAAGATATCGATATTGCGTAGATAGCCGCGCTTAGCGTCTGTTGCCACATTCTGTGAGTTAAGAAATGTAGCGGGGAAAACCTCATGATATTCTGTGCTGTCAATCGTGCGCTGTATGGCGCGAGAAAAGCCGTGTGCAAGGCTTACAGCGTAAGAAGTTCCTACTATCTTAATCTTCGGGTTATATCCCAAAGCCCAAGCGGGGAATTTTCGGCTTACTATCTCGGACTTGCCATGCTGCGGCGGTACAAACACCATTAAGCGGTTTGTTGGGAGCTTCCCCAAGAGCAAATCTTGGCATTTCTCGGCAATTAACGTGTGGAACCACTGACGGTCGTAATTCCCATCAGTGTAATCAAGAAAGTCGGGGAAAGACAAAAAGGCTTTCCTCCGCTTCAATTCCCTTTCAAGTTGCCGAAGTCTGTCCATTTATTCGCTTAGTTTCAAAGCCTTTATTTCCGCCTCTAACTCCTCAACGGACATATCGCAAGGAGAGCGATGCACTGTTACTTCCTCCGTGATATTTCGTTTTTCTGCGGCGTACAACCCGAGCAGCTTACGCCGTTCTGCTAATTGTTGCCGTATTTCTGCGATATAAGCGGGATTACCAAGCATTATTACCTGCTGTGTCTTTTCCTCAACGCTAAAAGTGCGTATGCCACTATCGGAGCTGTTGTTGTCTTGGTTACCGCTGCGTGCAGGTGCGCCTTTGCGCTTGCGTTGTGTCCTTGTGTAGTCCTCTTTCGATTTCTCCCACTGCTCCCACAACTCCTGTACCGTATCATCAATTCGGGTGAGTTCGAGCTGTAGGGCATCGTCTATATCTTCCAAGCGGCTTTCGCGCCACTCCTTTAGCAACGTCTGTACATCTTTGTGCACGGTCTGTGTTGAGTAGGTTGCTAAATCAAGACGGCGCATGACCTCTGCCCGTATAGCGCGAATACTATAACCGCGTTTGTAAAGTTGTGCTACGATTTCAAGGCGGGCTGCTTTGAACTGATTGCGCCGCTGTTGCTGTGCTTTACTCATAATGCTCTGTCAGTTTTAGGAATTCTTGATAGAATTCGAGATTACACGATGATAATTCGATGTAGGTTTTACCGAACTCGGGGAACGTGTGTACGGCAAAATGGCTTTCTGTCAAAAGCCACAATGCCGTATAACCCTGCGGTGTGAAATGGTGGTCAGTAAAGCACAGGATGTTAAATCCCGCCTTACGGAGGGCGTTATCAAACAGCGTCCGTAGCTTCTGTGGGTTCGTTTCCCGAATCCACTCTGAAAAGTTCCAAATCTTCGCTTGCATACTCTATCTTTTTATAGTGTTTCTTGATGTCTTTTGTCTTGCCCTTATAGAATACGAGGATATTTTGGTGCATCTTGGCAACCTTGCGGCTCTCCATATATCGGGAAGCCCGCAGGGCTGTACTCGCACCCGTTTCAATAAGGATAATCTCATTGTACAGGCTCATACCGCCATCTTTGAATATCCGTTTGATGTCGCCGCAGAAATCATAGTAAAAGCCTGTCGATTTATCCCGCACGTCGCCGACAACGATAACGGCAAAGCGGTTCTCTTTCAAACAGCCAATAGCTGCCGTGAAAGCGTTACGGAGTATCTGTATGAAATCATCGTATGACTTTTGGTTGCTTGCGTCGTTTTCAAGGTCGCTGTAATGTTCGAGGTCGAAATACGGCGGGCAGCTAAACAATAGGTCTTGGCTGTCTGCATTGATGTGCTGGGCTACATTCTGCCCATCGTCGCAGATGTAATGGGCAGCCATACCCTCCGTGCGCTCGTTGTTGAGTTGAGCCTGCTCGGGGCGGAGTTCTATACCCACAAACTCATTACCGAGGTGTGCCGATACATAGCCGAAGACGCTATCGCCGGCAAAGCAGTCAAAGGATTTGCAGCTTTCCAACCCGAACCAACGGCAGACGAGTTCCGCCATAACGGGATCAAGCAACGACACCCCTGCTGACAGCACTTTGCCCGCCTCGCGTTCTTTCACATCATCGGGTACATACTTTTCGAGATAGTCCTTGAATGACAGCCCGAGTTCCTCACGGTGTTTGCGCGTGCGTTGATACAAGTCCTTGTATTTGATTTCGGGCGACTGTATAAGCGTGTCATTGCGGCTCTCGCCCATATCGCCGATAAGCTCACGCCACATCTTCTTGCGGGCTTGCCAATAGCCTTTGCGCGTGTCGAGGATAGAGAATGGTGGTACAACAAAACGGTCGTTCAACGAGGCGTTGGCAGGGCTGCTGTCGCTCGTACTGCTTTCTCCCTCTCCGTCGCTGTTGTCCTGCCACACATCAAGCCCCCAATCGTCAAGGTCTTGGCTGTCCCACTCGTTAGCAAGCATATCCATATCCCACGATCCATACCCGACATTATCTTTGATGATAAACTCCTTGCGTTCGTTTTCCGATAATTCAGAAGCTTTAATAATCGGAGCTGTTGGGGTTTCTTTCCACTTTCCCCAATACTCGACGAGCCGCTGCTTTTCGGCTTCTGTTTTCTTTTGGTAGTCGCTAAGCCCTGACAAACGTTGTGCAAGTTCATCTACTGACATGCTTTCAATCGCTGTTAATGCCCTGCAACGCATATTGCCGCCAAGTGCGACAAAGGTATCATCAACTACTATCGGGCGTAGTTCGAGCATTTTGGGAAGCACGAGGATGCTATTAATCAGCTTATCGAACTTTTCTTTGCTGATAGTTCGAGGATTTGCCCCGTTAACCTGTATTTGCGATAATTTTACGATTTCTGTTTTCATAACGAATTACTTATATTTGCTACAAAAATACTCAAAATGTTTATTATATAATCACTTTTGAGGTAAAAACAAGCTGTTTTGGGGCTGATTTATATGTTTATTAGCATATTTCCATACATATCCGCCAGCAGTTTTACGTTTTCCCTTACAACAGCTACATATATGGTTACCTTTTATGCCTGTTCGCTCCTTGGCCTCTTTTTGCGAGGCATACCTTGCTATTTCTTTTCCATCCTTTGAGTATTGTATAACAGGCTCATAATTGCTTATTGCCATACGACGTAGACGTGTTCCAAAATTCGCATTATACTTGTGTGTACACCATTCTAAATTTTCAGGAAAATTATTCTGTTTATCTTCGTCTTTGTGATTAACTTCAGGGAAAGACTTGGTGTTTGGTACAAAGGCAATGGCGACCAAGCGATGTAGAAACAGCGAACGCTGCCGCCCTCCTTTGGTTAAAGCAACTCTCACATACCCATCATATCCAATGTGCTGTGCCATCTGTTTACCCGTTTTTAAGGAACGAACACGAGTATAATTCGACACTTCATAAAGCCCCTCATAACCTTTAATCGGTTTCCAAATCTCTCCCATTTTTTAGTGTATTTATAGTTTGTCTTATAAGTTCAAACGTCGCTCTCCTGTATTGTTCTTGTGGGGTAAAATGCAGTACAAGCCACCCCGAAGATGCAGCGGCATTCATCTTTTCCATGTCTTTAATGTAACCGCTCGCCCTGTTGTGTCGCCCGTAAGTCCAAACGCCACCGTCAATCTCAATGGCGATTTTATACTTCGGTATGGCAAAATCGAACCTCCACCGCCGCTCGGGGTGGAACTTATACTCCTTGACACACTCCACGCCCAAATCGGTCTTGCATATAACCGTGAAGACATCCATTATTTGAGACTTATTTGCCGTCTGTCGGCTTTTCTTTGTTTTCTTTATAACTTGCCTGTTCATAATAAGAAAATGGTTTGTGCGGGCTGAAAACGCTTTGGACGGTTAAAAGCGGGGGAGCTTTATAACTCACCCCGCCCGTAACACATGGCGCAGCCCGCTTGGTTTTACATCAGAACGGCAGATCATCGTCGCTGGGCGCAAATGCATCCTGCCCGAGTGTACCGTTTACCTCCATAGTTGCTTGCTTAACCTCCACAGCATGTAGCCCGCCGAGGATAGGTATTGCGTTGCGCTCCTCCTCTGTCATAGCTTCCCGCTTCTCCTTTGGCAGGTTTACCTTGATGCAGTGAGTGTCGGTGTACTTCGGCTCTTGCATCTCGATAGCCGTCATGTTCAGATAACAGCCTTTCTCGCCGAGATATATGCCGTCGCAATCATCAACGAGGATAATAAGACAGCGTTTTGTTGCCTCTTTGCCTTTCAGATTTCGCATGAACGCCCCTTTTAGTTTCAAGAGGTCGATTTTGATACCATAATTTGCCATAATTGTATTTGTTAAACGTTTGAAATATTTGTGTTTGCGGGGTTTACGCCCCAATATCTATACCTGTATACTCTTTCGTTTTATGTATTTGAGAAAGGCATACGGCTTGCGTTCATCGCAAATGATGTAGTCGAAGTTGTTTTGCATATTGTACGCTTCCCTTTCAAAGGAGATATTGCGGTAAGCTTTCCTTGCATTCCTGTACATACCAAGTCTTATCAGCCACTCTATGCCGTATAGTATATAGAACGGGAGGTATAGCAGCTCTTTCATCTGTGCTGTGTGTATCAGCTCGTGATTGAACATTTTTTCCCAATCGTATATACTGATGTTATGTTGCGATCGTATTTTCTTTCGTACAAATACTACCCCGAAGAGGTTTATTGCCGTAAACCCTTTGCAAGGGATAATGCTGTTTCTGATAACTTTCATTCTGTACCTCCTTTACTTTAATTTATTTTTATACCTTATTTCGTTTAAGATAAAATCTGTATTCATTTTCTTTGCTTTGCGAGTAATCGGTTTGTGGCTTCCTTGCTCATCAAACCACATTTGAAGTATCCAGCCCTCTACGACACCATACTTCCAATACTTTCTATATTTAAGCCAATATTTGTAAACAATAAGCACCACCGCTTCTCCGTCCTCAAAAGTATTGCAAAAGCCTACAACGTGGCACTTGCTCCTATTATAGTAGAAGGTTGAACCTGCGTTCAAATTCTCAACTTTTCTTGCCATGTTGTTCCTCCCCTGTCTGTCTCGAAGTAGTTAGGCTCTACTACTCTGCCTTGATTTATTATTTCTTCTCGTGTCATAATATCTTTATTTTCCCCTCATGTTAATCTCTTGTACATACTCATTTTCTTCTAACAACTCTTTGAATACACGAGGCTTTTCGATATATTTAAGCCCCTTTTTCTTCATAATCTTTTTACAATAAGATACTATCATCATATCTCTATTAGCCCCAACAAAAACGAAATTCCTATTATGTATATCTCTATTCCTTTTCAGATAAAAATCCATGTTCTCTCGACAATATCTGTAACTGTCATTTTGTACACCCTCATACCCTTTCGACATTATGAAGTGCCCAATTTCGTCAGCTTCTTCTATAGAGGTGCACATTGTGAATATCTTTCTCATTTTGTACCTCCTTTCACCAATTCGGGGGTTGTCGTGGATATTACCGATAACGCGAACACTGAACTCGCGCATCATATAGCCCATATCTGTTGTATCTATTGGTGTAGGGCTAAATTCGGACTGCATCCTAAAAGCACCATTATAG